ATATAAACAAGATAAATTGGAGAAAATAAATGGCAGAAATAGACAAAGCTTTAACCGAAATACGAAAAAAGGTTGAAATAGCAGGGCCCGAAGAGCAAGTTGAGGTCCAAGAAGAAATTACCGAATCATTACCAAACCCTGGTGAAGCAGAAATTACTCCCACTGAAGATGGCGGTGTAGAGATTGATTTTGAACCTGGAGCATTTAACCAAGCACAAAGTGAAAACCACTTTGACAATTTAGCCGAGTTATTACCAGAGGAAATATTAGGTCCTCTAGGTTCAGAATTAAATCAAAACTACATGGACTACAAAGAGTCTCGTAAAGAATGGGAACACAGTTACATAACTGGATTAGATCTTTTAGGATTTAAATATGAAGATAGAACAGAACCTTTTAATGGAGCTGCAGGTGCAACTCACCCAGTTCTTGCAGAAGCAGTCACACAGTTTCAAGCGTTAGCTTATAAAGAATTATTACCAGCAGATGGACCAATCAGAACTCAGATCATGGGTGCACCATCTCCTGAAAAAGAAATGCAATCAACTAGAGTAAAAGATTTTATGAATTGGCAGTTGATGGATCAGATGAAGGAATACGAACCTGAATTCGATCAATTGTTATTTTACCTCCCTCTTGCTGGATCTGCCTTTAAGAAAGTTTACTACGATGATCTTTTAGGCAGAGCAGTTTCTAAATTTGTACCTGCGGAAGATTTGGTTGTACCATACTCTGCAACATCTTTAGAAGATGCAACGGCCGTGATCCATGTAATTAAAACCAAAGAGAATGATTTAAGAAAACAACAAGTGAATGGTTTTTACAGAGACGTGGACCTTGGAGCTCCTGCAGATGTTGAATCTGATTTAGATAGAAAAGAAAGAGAGTTAGAAGGAATACAAAAAACACAAAATGAAGATATCTATAATATTTTAGAATTTCATGTCGATTTAGATTTAGAAGGATTCGAGGACCGAGGACAAGATGGTCAACCTACTGGAATTAAATTACCTTACATTGTAACTATCGAAGAAGGTTCACGTGAAGTTTTATCTATTAGAAGAAACTATGAAATTAACGATCCATTAAAAAAGAAAATTTCTTACTTTGTACATTTTAAATTTTTACCAGGACTAGGTTTTTATGGTTTTGGTTTAATCCACATGATTGGTGGACTGTCAAGAACAGCAACAGCTGCATTAAGATCTTTACTAGATGCTGGAACATTATCTAATTTACCAGCAGGATTTAAGATGCGTGGAATTCGAATTAGAGATGATGCGCAATCTATTACTCCAGGTGAATTTAGAGATGTAGATGCTCCAGGTGGAAATATTAAAGATGCCTTTATGGCACTTCCATTCAAAGAGCCTTCTCAAACTTTATTACAACTAATGGGGGTCGTAGTATCAGCAGGTCAACGTTTCGCTTCAATAGCAGACTTGCAAGTAGGCGATGGGAACCAACAAGCGGCAGTGGGTACGACCGTAGCGCTGTTGGAAAGAGGAAGCAGAACAATGTCTGCGATTCACAAAAGAATTTATGTGAGTCTTAAACATGAGTTCAAAATGCTTGCTCGAGTATTTAAAACATATTTACCACAAGAGTATCCGTACGATGTGGTAGGTGGACAACGAACTATTAAGCAGCAAGATTTTGATGATAGAATAGATATTCTACCTGTTGCAGATCCAAATATATTTTCTCAGTCGCAAAGAATTTCAATTGCTCAAGCTGAATTACAATTAGCACAATCAAATCCTGGGATGCATAACTTGTACAATGCGTATCGTGCAATGTACGAAGCATTAGGTGTAAAAAATATTGATATGGTTTTAAAACCAGTACCAAGACCCTCTCCAATGGATCCTAGTATTGAAGCTATTCAAGCTTTAGGTGGACAACCCTTTCAAGCGTTTAAAGGACAAGACCATAGAGCTCATATAACAGCCCATTTGAACTTTATGTCGTCTTCGATGGCTAGAGGAAACCCAGTGGTGACTGCTTCTATGCAAAAAAATATTTTTGAACACATAAGTTTGATGGCATTAGAGCAGGTTGAAGTAGAATTTAAAGATCAAATCTTAATGATTCAACAAATGCAACAACAAATGCAAGCAAATCCTGCGTTAGCGCAAGATCCACAGATGCAACAACAGATGATGGCTTTAAATATGCAAATAGAATCTAGAAAAGCCGTCTTAATTGCAGAAATGTTTGAAGATTTTGCTAAAGAAGAGACTCAGTTAATGGGTGAATACGGAAATGACCCAATTGCTAAATTAAAAGCAAGAGAATTGGACATTAGAGCACAAGATGACTTTACAAAAGCACAACAATCTCAAGAAAAAATTAATCTTGACCGAATGAAAGCTTTTATGAACCAACAAAACAAGGATGAAAAGCTTGAACAGAACGAAGAGCTTGCAGAATTACGTGCTGCAACTTCCCTTGCTAAACAAGAAATGGCTAACCGAAGTAAAATTCACGATTTTGGTAGAAATTTTAAGAAAAAATAATTATAACAGCTTAAGGAGAAAATTATGGCAGATTTAAAAAATAAACTTTCTTACGGTAGTAAAGGAACTGTTGCTTCTTCTAATGAAACAGGTGGTGTAGAGATTACAACTCCAGAAATTAGAACTGAAACAGATCCAAGATCTACTATCCTTACAAACCAAGACAGAGTGTTCAACAAAATAGGTGTTGGAGATGAAGTTGAAGTTAGAGGAACTAAAAGAATGTTAAAATCTAAAAGTAAAAAAGCAACTTGGTACTAACATGTGGTTATCGGCAATTAAATTAGCCGTCTCTGCTGGTAGTAAAATTTACGCTAATAAGCAGAAGGCAAAAGTCGCAATGTCTGATGCACAGCTATTGCACGCTGAACGACAAGCTCGAGGTGAGGAAGCTTACCAGGGTAAGTTGTTAGAGGCACGTCAAAATGATTACAAGGACGAGTTCGTTTTGGTAATTTTGTCGGCGCCCATAATTGTGCTCGCGTGGGGAGTCTTCTCGGACGATCCGGGCGCTCTCGATAAAGTGAAAACTTTCTTCGAGCATTTTGCGGCACTGCCGACTTGGTTCAGTACCCTTTGGATTTTAGTCGTCGGAAGTATTTTTGGAATTAAGGGTACACAAATATTTAAAAATGGAGGAAAAAAATAATGGCAAACAGAAGATTTAATAAACAAGTTGCTAATTCTAGAACACCAATGAAAGTTGGCGGAAGAGCAATGAAAATGGGTGGTGGAATGTCTACTGCTAGAAAAGATATGGCTTCAGGATACTACAAAGATGATATGGGTATGAGAGGTGGAGCTATGTATAAAAAAGGTGGCAAGGTTAAAAAAAATACTAAGCGTATGAATAGACTTGAAGAACTTGGAAGAGTTGATTCTGAAAAAGCTTATTCTAAAAAAGGTAAAAAAAATCTTAAAGCTGAAAAGAAAAGAATAGTTAAAGAACTTAAGAAGAGTTAATTATGAAAAAACCAATTCCAAAAGGTAAAAAAGGTAAAGGCATAAGAAAACTTAAAAAGGTAGCTCCGGCCGTTGCAAAACGAATGGGTTACAAAAAAGGAATGCGAGCGAGATAATGGCTAAACTTTGTCCTGCAGGAAAAGCTGCTGCTAAGAAAAAATTTGATGTGTACCCAAGTGCATACGCAAATATCTGGGCATCTAAATATTGCAAAGGTAAAGTAGGTCGGACTAAAAAAGCTGGCGGTGGAATATGTAAAGTAGCTACTAAAGGTAAAGGAAACGCTTATGGAAAGAATTCATGAGTGGATTAAAAAAATGGCTCGACGAGAAATGGGTAGATATTGGAGCTCCAAAGAAAAATGGAAAATATCAACCTTGTGGAAGACAGAAGGGAAGCAAAAGAGCTTATCCGAAATGCGTCCCACTTGCAAAAGCCACACGGATGTCAAAAGGAGAAAAGGCCTCTGCTGTCAAACGAAAACGAGCAGTATCTAATACTGGACCTAAACCAACCAACGTTGCTACTTTCTCTAAAAGAGATAGAAAAGCAATTGGAGGAATAATATGAAAATGCCCAACACAAAATATGATGGTAGTTTTATAAAAGGTGGTCCTGGAGAAAATCAAAGTTATAAAAAATATTACGGCAAGATGCTTACTGGTTTTAAAAGAGGTGGTGATGTAATGCCTAAAAGAAATAAAAAGAATTTTAGACCTACTGAAAAAGGGGCTGGAATGACACAAGCAGGAGTCAAAGCTTATAGAGCAGCGAATCCTGGTAGTAAATTAAAAACAGCAGTGACTGGAAAAGTAAAACCCGGATCAAAAGCTGCAAACCGTAGAAAGTCGTATTGTGCAAGAAGTGCAGGTCAAATGAAACAGTTTCCTAAAGCTGCTAAAGATCCTAATTCTAGATTACGTCAGGCTAGAAGAAGATGGAAATGTTAGACAGATTAGTTTACCGATTCTTTGCAGGTCTTGACAACATATCGCTTTTTATAGATAGTTGGTGTAATGAGAGATACAAAAATATTGGAAGCTTTTTCAATAAAAAAAGAAAAAGAAGAAAAACAAAAAAATCTATTTCGTAATCTTAAAAAAGAAGTTGAGATAGGTGCGAATGGCACTCAAGATTATATAATTAAGAAAGGTGTAAATAAAGGTAAAAAAGCAAATGTTAGATGAAATAAACTTAATAACCAAAATACAAAAACAACTGAAAGAAAACTATCAACAAATTGCAAATGCAATGGTGAGTGGTGGTGTTGACAATATGGAAAAATACAAGTACATGTTGGGACAGGCCCACGCCTACCAATATATTTCAGGGGAAATATCCAACCTGCTAAACAAAGGAGCAACGAATGGAAAAGACAGAGACGGTAAAGTCGTCGACATTGGAAAAGACAGAAGTCCCAAAGCATAAAAACGCTTTGGCAGAAAAATACGAAAAAGAAAATAAAGAACAACATCAAAAAGAAGTTGATGGATACGAACGTTTAAAAACGAAAGAAACTTCAAAGTTACCTCAGCCAACTGGCTGGAGACTTTTAGTTTTACCTTTTAAGATGCCAGAGAAAACTAAAGGTG